GTAATACCGTATATGGATTGTATGATATAGAATTTACACTTCAAGCAGTGAAATAAATGTATACATTAGATAGCACCTTTAAATCAGAGAAAAATAAAGCGGCTAATCAGCCAATCTACCTTTATACAATCCACGATTATGATAGTTTGCGAATTTCAGGAATTGCCACATCTACCTCAACAAATCATCTCGTAGATACAGAAGCAAACTTTGTGGTCGGTGATGTCGGGCGGACTATTCATAATACCATTGACGATACTTATGCAATAATCACGGCTATAAATTCAACCATTGATATTACTTTAAGTAAAAATATAATGGCTAATGGCGAAACCTATAACCTTGAGACAAACTTATATCTTGCCGAATACGATACCGATATAACTTATGATGGTATAACTTATACCAGATTTCCTATAAAGCACGATGAGATAGGAGAAAACTCGCAAGGAGAAATTGATAATTTCAAGGTTTCAGTAGCCAATGTAAATAGACTGATACAAGGTTATCTTGAAACATACGATTTAAGAGGCAAGAAGATTACGATTACTTTAGTTTGGGCAAACCAATTGGCTGACATTGATGCCAATATAAAGTTTATTTATTACATAGATAGTTATACGGCTTCACAAGATACGGTGGAGTTTGTATTATCAAGCAAGTATGACATTCTTGATTTGGAACTGCCACTGGGCAGATATAACAGGAATTATTGTAGATGGAAATTTAAGTCAATAGAATGTGGATATTCCAATGGACAATCTACCTGTGATAAGCGTAAGGCTACCTGCAAAACTACTATGAGCAATATAGCCAGATATGGCGGTTTTCCAAGCGTACCTACTCATAGAATATTCGTATGACGGAAAAAGATATTATCACAAAATATCTTGGTATCTCTTATAAACATCAGGGTAGAGGATTGGATGGACTTGATTGTTACGGGCTTATTATTAATATCTACAAGGATTTCGGAATATCGCTCATTGATATAAATGATGATTATGACAAGGATTGGTCTTGGCAGGGTAGGAATTACTTCATAGAGAATGCTCATCAGCAATGGCAGGAAATTAATAAACCAGAATTTTTTGATGTGGTGACATTCAAGAATGGCAAGGGGATAGTAAATCACGCCGGAGTAATGCTTGATGGTAATAGGTTCATACATACCTGCAAGGTAGGAACGGTAATAAGTAAGGTTAGCGACGATAAAAAACATAGATTAAGTGGTTATTACAGGTTTAAAAAATGATAACAATTAAACTAATTCCTGACATCTTCAAAAATGAAGGTCGCAAAGAAATCAAACTGCCTTTTAATAGGAATAAGATTTTACTTTCTTATCTTGGGGAATGCGGATTTGAATATAATGAATTAAGAATAATAGTAACTGGCAGGCGAGTTCAGGATTTAGGAATAGTCTTAAAGGATAAAGATGAGATAATTTTAACTCCAGAAATAAAAGTGCCTGCTGTTATATGGTGGCTTCCGTGGTGGGCTGAACTAATTTATGCTGTTGTAGCCTACGCGGCAATGGCCGCTATGGTTATATATTCAATTTATTCTGCATTTCAAAAACCGCGCACACCTTCATTTGGAACTGGTGAGGGGCTTGATGAGGGAAGTCCGACTTATGGATGGGATGGGATACAAACTATGCAGGATGTCGGAATTCCTATTCCGATTGTCTATGGAGAACACAGGGTAGGCGGAAATATAATCAATCAATTTATCCGCACTGATGGGGATAAACAATATCTGAACATATTGCTGGCCTTATGTGAGGGCGAGATAGAGGATATTGGAGATGTTGAAATAAACGAAAACCCTTCTGCCAATTTTGCTGGTATTACTCTTACCGAAAGATTAGGCACAAATACCCAAACTTCAATATCTAATTTCAACGATAGCCACAGTATCCAATCTTTTAATATTAATCTTACAAAAAACAATAAACAAAAAAAGACCACAGTAAAAACGGATGTTACTGCCTTTGAATTAAACTTAACTTTGGTAGGCGGTTTATTTCAACAACCCACTGGTGGCAACATACAGTCTTGGTCAGTAACTTATTCGGTAGAATATAGAGTTTATAATGTAGGTAATGGGGATGAAGATAACTGGTCAACTCCTGTCAGCACTACCATAAGTGCTTTATCAAGGTCTAATGTGCGCAGGGTATACCGCAAGGCTGGTCTTACCGCAGGGCAATACGATATCAGGGTTACCAGAACTTCCGACGATAGTTCATTAGACCCGATGAAACAAGGTGATTTATATCTTATGGGCATAGATGAGATTACTCAAGATGAGCCATTGATATATCCGAATGTGGCAGTATTGGGAATAGAAGCACTGGCCACAGACCAATTGAATGGCGCTGTGCCTAATATTACAGTATTGCTCAAGGCGAAAAAAATCAGTGTCCCGAAAATAATGTATGGTGGCGCAGAAGTAGATTGGGAAAATTATTATTGGGATGGAGTGAGTGCTTGGAAAAGATTTAGTGATGATGCCGAATGCACTTGGGATAATTCAACTTATGTAACCAAATATTCTGCCAATCCAATATGGTGTATGAAAGATTTACTTATCAATACCCGATATGGATTGGGTGATTATATTACTGCATCCTTGCTTGATAATGCTGAATTATTAGAGATGGCTAAATACTGTGAAGAAAGAGTTAGCGATGGTGAAGGCGGATATGAAAAAAGATTTAGATTAGATATAGTTATAGATAGTTCCACAAGAGCATTGGATTTAATAACCCAGTTGACAGCGACATTCCGAACATTTCCTTTTTATTCGGCAGGCGCTATAAAATTAAAAATAGATAAGGCAGATACTCCTGTTCAAATGTTCGGTATGGGCAATATCATAGCAAACAGTTTTCAGGAGAATTGGAAGTCAATAAAGGAAATTCCTAATGTCATAGAGATACAGTTTTTGGATAAAGACAAGGACTATAAACAGGAAATTATCTCGGTGCAAGATGAGGCGGCACTTGCCGTAGGTGATCCGGTGAGGAAGAAATCATTAAGATTATTCTGCACAAGGCAAAGTCAATGTATCCGGGAAGGCAGATATGTCCTTAACATAGCCAAGAATATAAACAGGACAATAACGCTGAAGGCAGGTATAGATGCGATTGCTTGTCAGGCCGGAGATTTGATAAATGTTAGCCACGATGTGCCACAATGGGGATTTTCCGGCAGGGTTCAGGCCAACTCCACCACTACAAGAATATATTTAGACCGCGATATAACAATTGAAAGTGGCAAAACCTACAGAATTAGAATAAGGTTCAGCGATGATACGCAGGAAGAAAGGACGGTTTCCAATGATGTAGGCATTTGGAATTATATAAATGTCAATGATGCTTTCGGACAGCAACCATTAATGTATGATGTCTATGCCATAGGTTTGGAGAATATAGTAATCAAACCGTTCAGGGTGGTGGCTTTGAAAAGGTCTGGAAATAATGAAGTGGAAATAAATGCCATAGAATACGATGAAGATGTTTATAACACTGATACCATCGTTCTGCCGGATAATAATTATTCTGCGCTTACTTTTGAAACTCCGGATGTTGCAGGCCTGACTTTGACTGAAAGATTGGTTAAACTTAATGATGGCACGATTGAGAATGTAATAGATGTGTGGTTTCAGAAGCCGATTGACAGCACAAAAGTTCTGGCCTATGAAAAGGCGAAGATTTATCTATCTGATGACAATGGTGCAAGTTGGGGATACAAAGGAGAAACTTCCGGAATTCACTTTGCCATTATTGGAAACTTAATTGATGGGATAACTTATAAAGTGGCAGTAACGAGTGTGGCCTATAATAGATTAGAAAATGCCATTGCCAATTCACCACAGTCAACCATACAATTAATAGGCAAGTCAGCGCCGCCGAGTAATGTAACTACTTTTTTGGTAAACCAGAGTAGGGATAGGCTATATTTTGGGTGGATACACATTACTGATATTGACCTTTCTGGGTATGAAATAAGATGCGGTGGAAGTTGGGATACCGCAGAAGTTTTGGCAAGTAATATAAAAAATAATAATCTGATACTTCTCAATTTTAGAACAGGTGCTTCACAATCATATTGGATAAAAGCAATAGATACTTCTGGCAACTATTCCACAACTGCCAAAGTGGCGGTCATTACGATAGACAATATTCCTTTCACCAATATCATAATAAGTTATTCTGAGCAGACCGGTTGGGCAGGCACAAAAACACACACTTCTAAAGTGGGGAATAATCTTGAAATTGATGCTACCTATTTAACAGGAACTTATGTTGCTCCGGTAAGGGATATTGGCTTTGTTGCTACTTTCAAAATTGGAGTAGGAACTATAATAACTGTTTCTGGAGATGCGACTTGGCAAGACTTTGGAGAGGGAACTTTTGCTGATAGTGAAACATTGAGGTTTCTTGGCGAAGAAATTGCAGGCGCTACTACTTTTGAAATAAGAACTTCTGTGGATGGAGTTGACCCTGATGTGAATACTTGGACGGCTTGGTTGCCTTGGCAGGCCGGAGATTATAAGTGCCGTTGGTTTCAATTAAGAATGACAATGAACAGAGTTTCCACTGCACAGGTTTTGCAGTGTTCAGAATTCAATTCCTATGCGGATTTGCCGGACATAGATGTGTTTGGAAATGATACAGTTTCAGTTGCCGCAGATGGCAAGGCAGTCACTTTCTCAAAAGTATTCCACGAAAATCCTTCTGTAAATATAGATATTTTAAGTGGTGATGGATATGTGCATAAATTCAGCGTAGTGCCAAGTATTACCGGTTTCATAGTTAAATTATATGATTTGTCAGGAACAGCACAAATAGGTGCTTTTGATTTTCACGCACACGGAGTCTGATAGGAGAAAATATGGCTAAAGAAATAATACCACTTAGGTTAATTATTGAACTGAATGAGGATGGAACATTTAAAGATGGCATATTGCAGTATCAATTAAGAGAAATAGGCGTTGTAAGTAAAAGGAATTTTTATACCGTTGGAGTTAAGGAAGGAATTAAAATACCTGATTTGGAAAAAATAGTTTTAGATAGTGTAATACACGCCGAAAAGGCGGAACAAATCACAAAGGGGGTTGAAGATGTTAAAATTTAAAAGATTAGGATTTTTAATTATTGGATTTTTATTGTTTTATAATTCTGTTTTTGGTGCTTGGGATGCGAGCAAACCTACAGACAATCAGAAACTCAAGGATACCCCAGCATTAATTAGGGCTAATTGGGATGCTATCGCTTTAGGAACAGATAGCGACCTACAGATTACCAATGCGAAAGTATCTGCTTCGGCCGCAATAGTTGATACTAAACTTGCTCAAATTACCACCGCTTTAAAAGTCAGTGGCACGGCCTTGACAGGATTTGCAAATATCCCTTCAGGCGCAGGGGTCATCCCAATAGCAAATCTTCCTTATGGAACGGCCGCAAATCAATTAGTCAAACTTGATGCTAATGCAAGAATACCAGCATTGGATGGCAGTTTATTATCAAATGTTATTGCCACTAATTTAATTATTTCAAGTCAGGCGCAGGGAGATTTAGTATTTTTTAACGGCACTATTTGGACAAGATTAGGCGCAGGGACAGCAGGATATATTTTAACTACACAAGGAGTAGGTGCTAATCCTGTATGGACAAATCCTGCGGCAAATGTTCAAATATTCACTTCCTCTGGAACTTGGACTGCAACTTCCAATATGAAAATTGTTGAGGTTTATTTATTGGGCGGTGGCGGTGGCGGTGGTTCAGGAAGAAGGGGCGCAAATGATACTGCCAGAGGTGGTGGTTCTGGTGGTAATAATGGTGATTATGTTGTTCGTAGTTTTAATGCTTCTGACTTAACTTGGACTGTAGCAGTTACAATAGGGGCAGGAAATGCAGGCGGTGTGGCTGTAACCGCAGATAGCACTAATGGAAATGCTGGGACTACTGGTGGAAATTCAAGTTTTGGAACTTATGTAACTGCTTTGGGGGGTAATGGCGGTAGTGGTGGCACTGCTTTTTATAGTGGCACAGGTCAAGATGGTTCAGATGGAACTTATGATGGTGGCGGTGGTGGTGGTGCAGGTGACATATCTACATCTAATGTCGCCACTGATGGTGGTAGTGGTGGAATAGGTGGAAGATATAAGGATGGGGCAGGTTTTGCTGGCGGCTCGGCTGGCACTTCTGGCGGAGCAGGTGGCAATGGGACTGCTTCCACTACTAATTTAGTATGGGGTGGTGGCGGTGGCGGTGGTGGTGGTGCTTCAACTACTACAAATGCAGGAATAGGTGGCAACGGAGCAACTTATGGTGCAGGTGGCGGTGGTGGTGGGGCTTCAAAGAACGCTACAGGTAATTCAGGAGCAGGTGGTAATGGAGCGGCTGGAATTGTATATGTTATGTCTTATTAAAAGGAGAAAAAATATGGGCAATATAAAACTTCACAATGGAAAAATAGTCCCAGATAGAAGAATTAACGGGTCAAGAATAAAATTGGATATTGCGGATTGGGTTAAAATCTCCATTACCATATTTACTACCTTTGCGATAATTGTTTTTGGCGCAGGAAAATTACTTGCGATTGTTAATAATCATTCAGAAATAATTGCCAAACAGGAAAAACAGATAAATATAAATACACAGCGTCTTTGCAATACCGAAAGTGATATTACAAACATAAAAGAAAACCTTATTTATATTAGGGATAAAATTGATACGCTTGTGTTGACTATAAAAAAATGATTAAAGATTTAAGAAAAAATAGATTTGAATGTCCTGTTTGCCATTATAATCTCTGTGCGTGGGAAGATTTTAAGATAATTTGCCTACGCAGTAATTGTAAATGGTCTGTGTTTGCAAAGCGTAAAACAGACAAAGATATAGCAACGGTGGCAGAATTGAGGAAGAATGAATGATTGAAACATTAACTTTAAAAATAGGCGCAATCCAAAAGATAAACTTCATTCTGGATGACCACCAGAAGTTAATTAATATGTGCGGAATGCCAGATATTATAAAACATTCCTTGCACAAAGATATAGTCACGGTGAAGCATATATTAGGGAATGGCGGAACAGAAAATAAGGGGGTGAAAAAATGAACATAGGAGCAATGGTGGCTTGGTTTCAGACGAATTGGTTTCAGATGGCACAAGCAATAGCGGCTATAATAGGTGCGGCAAGTATCATTGTGAAGATGACGCCAACTATCAAGGACAATGAGGTATTGGAAAAGATTATTAAATTTGTCGGGAAATACATAGCGTTAAATAGAACCGTTGACGATGATGCTATTCGGTCAACTACATCTCCAAAATAGCCATTGATTTATACGCTAAAAGATGATATACTTATCTCATAAAAGGAGGTAAGTATGATGACAAAAGCGGAAAGGAAAGCGTCAAGAAAAAAGTCAATAGAAAAATACAATAGGTCAGAGAAAAAGAGATTAGTAAATAAACGGTATAGAGAAACCCATAAAGAACAATGTTCTAAATGGGCGATAGAATGGCAAAGAAAGAATCGGAAAAGGGTTTACGAATTAGCACATAAAAGATATGCCACATCAGAAGGAAAAGCAATTAGACAAGCAATTCAAGCAAGATATAACATTAAAAATCGTATTAAGCGATTAGCAAAAGACACTGTTCATAATGCTATTAGAGCGGGTAAATTAAATAAAATGCCTTGTGCAATTTGTGGGATAACGAGGACTGAAGGACATCATCCAAACTATAAAAGACCTTTAGAAGTAGTTTGGTTATGTAAAAAACACCATATAGAGGTTCATACATAAAATGCTAACTTCAATACTTGGGATTATCGGTTCTGTCCTGCTTTGTATTATTGGCCTATGGAAATACTTTGGCCGCAAGGCCGCAGAACGGCGCAAGCAGGCAGAACAGGCACGAAAGGATTTGGACAATGCGAATAAACCTGATGGCACTCCTTCTGATTTCCTTGACAGTTTTGGGCGGTTGTAGCCGAATATCTGTTTATGTATTAGATCAAGCCGAACTTGTCAAGATAAAATCAGGAGAAACCATAACTGCTAAATATGATGGATGGCTTTTATCCGATAGGGCAGTGGATAGGGTGATGAATGCCAAGATAAAGGCAACAAACCTGCAATAGCCCCAAAACCACCCTTTTTTGCCCTATAACAGCCCCAAGATAAGGGATTTAAGGTAAATATGAAGGTATTATATGCCCCAAATTGAGACTTCCGATAAGTCTATTATATATAGGTATAGAGCCAAACCTACTTTGAAAGAAAGCCAGCCGGATAACTTATGGTGTAATTATTGCCAAAGTTATAAAAAACAATTCGGCCGGTTCTGGCGGTGCAGATGTTCGGGGCTTCAAGTTACCACAAAATCAGGTATTCCACTTAAACGGATTTAACTTCTTCAATCTCAATCTTGACCTTGCCGAATAGGGCAAAGACACGGACTTTGAATTTCTTGCCAAGGCGCTCAATGATTTCTTCCCTGTCAAACATCCCCATTTTAATTCGGTTACCATTAACCCTTAATTTAGTTTTGTTAATAAGATGATCTATAATATTACCAAAATCAGATTTTTTATATGGTTTAGGGATGGTATAGCGGATAGGAAGGTGGTCAGACACTAATTTTTATTCTTTATAATATCGTTTTGTTATAAAGATTATGGCTATAACAAAAACTATCAATCCTGCCCAGAAAGAGTGGAATATTAATCCTGCACCTATAGAACCTGCTATTGCCAAAAATCCTAAAAGGTTGCGTTCAAAATCATCAAATTCCTTTTGCTTAATTCCTTTATTTACTGCTTTTGCATAATCAGAATTATCTTTCATTTTGACCTCCTTCTTAATTAACTAATTCATAACATAAAAAATGATATTTGTAAAGCAAAATAATCAGTTAGATTTCTCCACTTCCTGCGTCTATTATAAGTAGGAGGTGGAAGATGGCTAAAATACCCAAAAAGTTAATAATTGAGGCCAAGCGACTTATCCGATGGCAACTATTTTTGAGAGAGTGCAAGCTTTTAAGATACCAGTTTAGCGTCGGGGAATTAAAAGAGCTTTTGAAAGCGCTTTCTTGATGAAAGATTTTTCTTGACAAAGCATAGTTTATAGGTTATGTTTATAAGTAAGTTAATAAGGAGGGTATTATGCGTATAGGGGTCGTAAAATTAGAGTGTAGCCGATGTGAGCATACTTGGATACCGAGAAAAGAAGAAGTCGTGATTTGCCCCAAATGCAAAAGTCCTTATTGGCATAGAAAAAGACAAATTAAAAAGGGTCAGGGAAGGAGATATAAATAATGCTTGGTTTGGTTACCAGAATTTTACAAGGAAAAATAAAAAAGAATAAATCTGTTTTGCCAAACCCCAATTTTGAATATCGGTTAATTTTCAGGAAAGGGGCAGTAGAAACTATTAAGAAAGCTAAAGGTTGGCGAACTGACGCTGATATGGCTCGCGCTTTGGGGCTTACAAGGGCCTATATCGCTATGCTTCATAGGACAAAGGTATCGGTTACCGCTACCGTGATTACGCGCTTAGCGGCTCAAATGGGTAATACTGATGATAATTGGTGGATACATTACGAGATAGTGCCTTGGGGCGTATCTGATTTAAGACATCCGGTCTGGAATGAAGAGAAATATCAAGGCCGTATGCCTTATGGCCGGTATTCCTCAAGCGCAGAATTAAGAAAAAGGGATTATAAGACCGAAACTTTGGGTTGATAAAAACTCTTGACAAACAAAGGGTTAAGTGGTAGGATACCTACAATGGCAAGTTTACATAAGATATATTTTAAAATCTCCGACGGGAAAGTAAAATCTGATTTACTTTCAAGTCAAAATAGATTTAACCTCAATTCGTTTAATTACGGATTGGGGTTTTTATTTATGAAAAATTAAGGAGTAAGTATGTCTCGAAAAAATCCCGAGCAACACAGCGCATTTTTATTAACCAACAAAGCCCCTCGTCTGCTGAAAGTGAAAAGCGCTGGCCGCAAGGTTACGCTCGGGTCGCAAGTAAGCAGCAGGGGTTTTTTTATTGAGGGTAGGAAACAATCTATGAAATCTTATCTTGATTCCATAAATCCTCGTTACTTTATCCCCGCCGTTATTTTAATGATTTTATTATTTATGGTGATATTTGCAAAGGCAGCAGAGCCAATAATCCTAACCGCCTCTTGGTATTCAACCGCCTCTTTAAAACAGGAAGGAACTTATAAATATTCAAAAGGAGTGATGGCCAATGGACATAAATTTTCTGATGATGGGTTTACTGCTGCTTGTCGCTTGTATCCTATCAATACGATATTACGAGTGGTTAATATTAGCACTAAAAAATCGGTCATCGTCAAAGTCACCGACCGAATTGGAAAAAGGTTCGCCAAAACAAGAATTGATTTATCCAAAAGGGCATTTAGCGTTATTGCTCCTCTTAAACAGGGTCTTGCAAAGGTATCTATAAGAGTGGTGAAATAATGGAAGACCGTTATATCGCAGAAAAAACAAAAGAAATTATGCTTTGCCTCAATACTATTATTGATATAAACCATCGCAAGAAATTCATAAAACTTATTTTAGAGGCAACTTGGCTTGGCGGCAAGGTTGAAGGAGTTCAGGAAGCGCGAGAGGCGATAAGATGAAATGCAAATATTTTTATGACGGCTTATGCAATATAGGCAAGAAATGTCCTTATCCAAGTGGAGGCGGTGGTGGTGGCTCAGGAAGAAAAGGGCCTGGCTCATATCCAGATAATCAAGCACAAGGTGGTAGTGGAGGTAGCGGAGGGACAGAAAATAGCTGCCCGAATTTTGAAGAGGATAATTATTTAGATAATCCCGACAGAGAACGAGATATTTCAGACAATCATTAAAAGAAAGGGGGTGTGAATGGGGAGGTATCATTGCTCCAAAGGTAAAATAGTAACAATAGCAAAAGCTGGGCGTGTTTGTCTTTTACGCCGTTGTCCACATTTGCTGGTTCAGTTTAAACGAGGTAAATATAGACAAGTAGTGCCAATAACAATGTTAGAAACACAAGGTTGCTAAAAGGAGATGGTTAAAATGATAACAAAAAATCAAAAAAAACTTAAGAATCTAATTACTCCAGAGACAAGGATTTCGTTGTATCAAACCGCTATGAACAATAGCGGCCGAAACTTTGAAGGCAAGAGGGTAATGGCCAGAAAAATGGCCGATTTTACCTCTGAGATTTACAAGACAGCCATTAAAGAAATAGAGAATATCGGAGAACTCAGTATCAAGCAAATTGCGAGCACTATTAAAACTGTACCTACTCAAAAGAAAAGTAAAGGTACAACCGTCAAGGATTTGATGAGTAAGATCAAGAAAAGAGGTAAAAAATGATAGTTAAACTTTATGATGGAAGTATTGAATTATGTTTTGATGAGGCAAGGCATAGATTTACGGTCAATGAAAAATCAATAATATCTGTAACCGGCGTTACTTCAATAATAGACAAATCCCGCCCATTGATTTATTGGGCTGTCGGGCTTACAAAGGATTTTCTTATGGGAAATCTGCAAGTCTTAATTGACGATACCAAGGGAGATAAAATAGCGGCTATTATTGATGAAGCGGTTAAACAGCATAGTATTAAGAAAGAAAAAGCTGCCGATGTAGGAACGCAGGTCCACGTTTGGGTGGAACAGTTTATTAAGGCCAAATCTAAAAAAGAATGGCCGGAGATTCCTAAAGACCCTCAAGTATTTAATGGGATAAGTGCTTTTCTTAAATGGGTTGATGAATATGAAGTTAAGTTTATTTCAAGCGAGCGTCTTATCTATTCTAAAAAACATAAATACGCAGGGATTATGGACGCGGAGGCAATTATCAAAAAGAGGCTTTGTGTGATTGATTTTAAAACCTCTAAGGCAATTTATCCTGAAATGCGCTTTCAGGTAGCAGCTTACCAGGGCGCGGCAGAAGAAGAAAGCGGTAAAGAATATCCTGGTAACAAATGGCTTGCGAGGTTTGATAAAGAAACAGGAGAATTTGAAGCACATGAATTTGCAGAACAGGATAAGGATTTTAAAGCATTTTTAGCTGCTTTAGATTTAAGAAGAAGATTAAAAGAGTTGGAAATTCCTTATACACCTAAAGCATGAATAATACTTTTTGTTGGCATTGTGGCAGACCTTTTGAGTATGACGGTGAAAAATACAGAGATGTTAATTGTGTTCACTGCAACGTTCAAAATAGTATTCTAAATCCAAATAAGCCGGACTGGAAGCCGGAAAATCAAGTCAAGACCACCGAAGGCGAGTGGTTAAACGAGGAGGAAACTATGGTTAATTATGACGACGAGAAATATCAAGGGAAATATATTTATCTTCCTTTGATGAAAGAAACAGCAACCTTTGAGATTGTTGAAATACATGAAGCCAAAAGCGAAAATCCAAAGGTTAATTTTAGTGAAAAGGTCCCTGTTACAGCAAATGGAGAACAGGTTGTTGACGACGATGGTGAGCCCGTCTTTAAATCTAAAGACTTAGGTTACCATATTGAAGCCACTCTTAAAAATGGTAAAGTGCTTTCAATAACTAGTATGTCGGCGTTTATCCAAGTCTTTAAAAAGAATAATATACAAGACGGCGATCATATAAGGGTTTTTCATAAAGATAAAGCCGAGTGGATAGTAGAAAAATTATAATGCGCCCTATTTTTTTCGGAAAAGCAGAACAGGGAAAACTTGTATTAGACCGGCCTGACAGATTCAAAGAATACCTTTTGACTTTAGAGAAAAAAGAAATTGAGGTTATTGTAGGAATAATTAAGAAACCACGTAGTAAAAAAGAGAACCGATACTATTGGGGTGTTGTTATTAACCTACTTTCCGAAACTACCGGCTACAATGAGGACGAAATGCACGATGCTTTAAAGATGTTGTTCCTTAAAGACGAAACTAGAGAAATCCCAACTCTGCGTTCTACCACTTTATTGACAACGGTTGAATTTGAGGAATATCTATCAAAAATAAGGACATGGGCAAGCCAGATTTTACATTGTTATATCCCTGAACCAAATGAGGTTGAAGTATGAGATTTGATGGCCCGGCATATTGCCCCCAATTTGACAAAGAACGCCTGACCAGACAGCTCGGGCGCATCCACGACCTTATGATTGACGGACAATGGAGAACGCTTTCAGAAATTGCTACTATTACCGGCGACCACGAAGCCTCTATCAGCGCAGATCTGCGTCACCTTCGTAAAGAACGCTTTGGCAGGTTCATTGTCAATAAGCAGCGCAGGGGCAATAAAGAACAGGGTTTATGGGAATATCAGGTATTGCCACCGATGGCAAGGGTAGAAAGACAACTCCAGTTAGTAATTTGAGGTGAATATGGCACGTAAAAGACTTATAGATACCGAAGAGTTATATTTTAAAGCTGATCTTGTGAAATTGCTTAGTAATAGAGGTTTACATTTATATATTCGACTTTGGGGGATAGCAGAAGATTGGGGTGGTTATGAGCCAAAATATGCTGATATAGCCCTGAAAATGGGGGCCTTAAGATTTACTACCAAAGAAACAGAGAGATTTGTAGGACTTTTAGTAACCAATAAAAAGATTATTGAATATGAGGCTTGTGGCCGGAAAGTGCATTGGATTGTTAATTTTATGGAACATCAACCTTTAGATAATCCCTCACCACCCAAACTTCCCTTACCAGAATGGATAACCTGTGAATTATTGGAATATAAGTCGGGTAAAAAGTATGCTAAGTACTTAATTATTCCAGAGAAATTACCAGTAGGCTACCAGTCGCATACCAGAAACGGAGTAACAGTAACGAATAGTAACAGTAACGAAACGAAACTATTGGTGCCGCTTTCCAGCGACACAAACAAGATTTTTGATTATTTTTGCCTTAAATACAAAAAAGTCTTTAATAAAGAATATGTGGCTAATTTTGGCAAGGATAAAAAACTCATTAAGGATTTGCTCAAGATAATAAAAACAGATGAACTCGCTTCTCTTATAAACCAATTTTTTGAAAGCGATGATGAGTTTGTTCAAAAAAGTGGTTATACGCTTGGAGTATTTAAAAGCCAAATAAATAAACTGCGTAGTAAAAAAACCTCAGTTATTACTTTTAAAAAGGAGTAATTATGACAGAGATTAAAGATATTATCCCCAACATAAGATTATCAACTACTTCATTGACCTTGCTTAATAGATTAAATTCCAAAGAACTTACCCTTGAGCAATTCCTACGAGAATGCGCTTATTGGGCCTTAAAGGATGGTTTTGACGAATTGCGGCCCCATCCATTTCCTACTCCACCTAATACTCAAGCCTTTATAGAATATGAGGCTTTACCACCAGACCGGCAGGCGAAAGTTGACCCGAATTTTTTTCATAAGAATTCTGAAATTATTGATTATTATGCACAGATTAAATTTATCTGTTTCCGTAATAAATCAATCTTGGAATGGCTTATAGAAATAAAATCATATATTACACAAGAGGATGAATTATCGCATAAAAAAATTGAGGAAAAGATTTTTGAATTTAAGGCATTTTTAGATGATTTGACTTTGCAGGCAGAGAAAGTAAAGGAAGCTTTTGGGGGACACCAGGTATAAACTTCATGCATAGATATCGGCGTATTAAAAAAACTAAATACAGTGTAAGGAAGAAGTTAATCTTAGCTAATGATAATTTATTCAGACAAATTATTCGGATAAGAGATAGGGTTTGCCAAAAGACCGGGAAGACTACGAATTTACAAGTAGCACATTTTTGGCGAAGGAATATTTTGCGGACAAGGTGGAATATGGATAATGCCTGTCTTTTGCAAGGTGGGGATATGCAATATCAGGCTACTAGAATTTATGCTGATGTGTTATTACGATTGGCGGATTTACCAAGAACTATTAAAACGCCGGAATAAACAAGAAGCTCGCGCAGACCTTTTAGGTTGCCTCGGCGTCCTAGGTTACTTTGATATTAACCAGGTTAAAAAAATCAGTGCGAAATGTGCGTTGCTTAAGGAATTGCGAGGACTTAAGAAATGAAAGGATGTCAATTTCAAAAAAAGAGATTTACCGTTCCTATGAGCTCAGGCGAGAAAGCTTATACCAAATGCGAGCGCTGCAAAGCTCAAGGCGAGAAATGTAAAATCTGTCAGGATGGCAGCGAGTTTATTGACAGAGGATTTGTGATTATAAAGAGGTGAGGAGATAGATGTATCGTAACTATGATGGAATAAAATTTTTAAAAGAATTGCCAGATAAAAGTGTAGATGGAATTTTTACTGATCCCCCTTGGGGGGGCGAACCAAAATTATGGGCCAAGACAACTACCTTGGTTTGATTAAAGATCTTGATAATGAGACTCCACGTATACTTAAGCCCGGAGCTCGGGTCCTGCTGTGGTTAGGATTTTTTAACATGGCAAAATTTATTCAAGTAATTAAAAATCTCGAGTATCGGTGGGTTATTTATTGTGAATATATTCCTCCTAGGTATGCGGCTTGTTTTGAAGTAAGACTAGATCCTATTCTGTATCTTTCGCTTCCTGGCGAACCTTACCCGAGGTGCAAAAAGGAAAAAAGACTAAAGCAGGTTTATAGAAAATGCTCTTGCGGAGATAAAGACTCAAAACACCCTTGTAGTCGTCCGCCAGAAATAGTAAAGCAAATTATCAAAGATTGGTTTCGGCCGGGAGAATACATTATTGATCCATTCGCGGGATCTGATACGACTGGAGTAGCATGCAGACAACTACAGAATCCTTACGACACTTGCGAGATTGATCCAATTATGTTTGAGACAGGAATAAAAAGAAACTCCCAAAAATATTTATTTGAGGAGATAGTTTTTAATGCCAGACGATAATATTACCCGGGCTTTTAAAGAAATAGGTTTTGGCGAAGTCAAGGTTAAACTTGAAGCAGGGGAGATTGCTTGTATCTGTGAACAGATAATCCAAAGGCCGGAACGCGCAGGAGTGAGAACTCAACATATCATAGAAAAAGAAATAACAAAATAACCTAACCAAAGCCCAATGTTACATATTGCATAGAAGATGAAGAGAATAGCGAGAGTATTTCCTACTAAAACTAAAATGTCTCCTGACGATCCTGACGCTTATTTTGGTGAACCTGATTTATTTACTCCCCAATATAATGAAGTGCATATATCGGTTACTTTTACTTGGGATATTAAAAAAGCGGAGAGGTTGAAAAATGAATGGGATAAAAAAGGTAGAGTCCGGGTTGGTGGTTGTGCTTTGGGAGATAGGGGCGATAATTTTATTAGTGGGTTATACTTACGGAAAGGGATTACTATTACTTCTCGGGGGTGTCCTAATAATTGTGGGTTTTGTTTTGTGCCTAAGAGGGAAGGCAAAATCAGAGAATTACCGATAGTTGAAGGCAATATTATTCAAGATAATAATTTACTTGCTTGTTCTTGGGGGCACCTTACCAAGGTTTTTAAGATGTTAAAGACACAAAAGCATATAGATTTTTCTGGTGGTTTTGAATCAGGAAGGGTGACAGATAAGATAATAGAACAATTAAGAGGGTTATCTATTTATCAAATATGGCTTGCCTATGATCATCTTAACGCAGATAAGCCCTTGCGAAGTGCTGTAAATAAATTAAGTAAATATTTTAAGCGAGATAAAATTCGTTGCTATGTCTTAATAGGTTACGAAAGG